GTTGAAATTTCGATATGCATGACCGCATGCCCGCTTCAGCTTAATCTCTGTTGCTGAATTGTTGTTCGTGTGTTTCTAAATTGACTGTTCTTGATCTTGTGCTTAATCTCATTTGATCACGCAGTTGCTAAATTCCATTACATAATAGTAATGCATTGCATATTTGTTAGAGGAAGGTTTGGTTTATATCCCCATTCTTCGCCTCTCAAGATGCTCTTTGTTTCTATTAAACGTGACGCTAGGTCGCGTTCTCGTGTGTAATACCTAGACGTATATCTAAAGACCTACTTGACATTGTAATTTGGTTTATATCCCCATTTTGAAATGTTCAAGATGCTCTTTGTTTCTTCAAAGTATTAGCCGCCTTTGACTCTTTGGATAGAGAGTTACCCTTAGTGGAAGGTAGGTCTGGTTCATGTTTTCGTGGCCAGACTGGAGTCTTTGTCAAGACTTTAAATTGATTGGTATTTAGGAAACAACTTATGTTCCTTCCTTTATACTGAGCACGGTTCTTTACTATTCTCACGAAGATTGGTACCTTAATCTGCAGTAATATGCAGGCCTTATTTAGGTGGGCCAATATCTAGTGCATTATTGGTATAGTTTCACGGCTAGGACTTGATAGCAGTTATCGCTAGAGTCTGATTGTAAACCCCTACCTATAGGACAAATAGGCGTCGGAGAGTGATGCTCTGTCCACCCCCTTTTCTTTTCCTTTTACTATGGCTACGACTACGTGTGATTTGTTCGATTTGTGTGAGCGAGTTATGCGTGAAGCTACGATCCAATCGGTTCACTCCACCCCTAGTGCAGGGAGTGAATGCGATTTAAACATTGTTCTGGAACGACGAACTGTCGTTACCGTTAACCCGGTTTCCCCTTGTGGGGAAGAAAAGGCTTCGGCCGCAAAAACAAATAAAAATAGTAAAAAAGCACTTGCTACGAAAATAAAGAAAAAAGATAAAAAGGCTACGTCCGACAAAAGAAATAAAAAGATACAAAGCGATTTACCTAGCCGCAGGGCCTGCTCCTGTGGTAGTGGGTATGATAACTATATTGTTCCTCTTGACGAGGATGTTCCATTGTCTCACAACACCAACCTCCGTGTCGCTAAGTCTCGCAAACAAATAAGGCGGGACCAGTGGAATGCGGAGGCTAGTAGAACGGGTGTCTGCACCCCAATTGTCCTCTCTATGAAGAAAGGGAAAAAATCGCGTGCGGAGAAACGCGCTCTGGCTTCTAAGAAGTTATCGTGGTCCGTTCAGTCCGGTAAGACTGAGGCTGTTGCCCTCGAATATGTTGATATGGCTCACAAGCTCATCTTACTGTTTGAGGATTGTGCATCCGATATATTGTTTGCCCATATATATTGTGCTTTGAGCAGGTATATGATGACGCTGAATCGCAACGTCACCAAAGATTTGGTAGATTTTGCGATTAGCAAGCTTAAATCACGTTTTCGAATACAGGGTGACGATGGTGAAGACAATGTCTTTTCAAAGATCACAGCCTTGCTGAGTTCATCTTCGGTGATATCATCAAGCGAATTTCCTAAAGAGATTTATGCATTCTTACAGCAGATACTCTCGCTTTCTTTCTTTGCCAAGCGAGGCTACAACATCAATGATCGTATTATGAGAGCTCGACTAGAGTCGTGGTTCGGCGAGTTACGTTCTGATTTCGATTTTTGGAATCTCCGTGTCTTGGAGGCTATCGCCAAATTTATAGGTCATTTGACGAGACGATTCACCATATATATGACCAGTGGATCCGTAGTCGAAGCTTTTGGCACAGAATCCGAATCATCCACGTGGTGTAAACGGTGTGATGTAGCGTTGCGAAAGTTGGATTATCTACACGATCCAGCTCAAGCTTTTGAGGAAGGGATCGTCCCTGATGCATATAACGTGTTCACGCTTAAAACGGATTTTGAGGATCTGATTGGCGAGTCCTCTGCTATTATCGCTGTTACAGAGAAGAGCCCTTGGGGTGAGCGCGGCGCCGTTCGCAAGTATGTTGAGCGGCTGCGCGCTGGCCAGAAAGTAATCATGAAGACTGTGAAGTCCTTTGGTACGAGAATAGCTCCATTTGGAGTTTTGTTGTTTGGACAAACAGCCCAAATGAAATCTGTCTTAACGCAGTGGGTATTCAACCTTTTTGCGGACTCAGTTTCAGATATGGTCACTTTACCCCGGGATTTCCCGATGTACAGCTATGTGAAAAATCCCTCAGAGACGAGGTGGGATAATTTCAAATCAGAGAAGTGGGCTATAATCCTAGACGATCTCGCCATTCAGAAGCCTGAGGTTACCACCGGCATACCCGATGACATGAATGTGGTTCTCAGGGTTTTGAACAATATCCCGTATACCCCCGAGCAGGCCGCCCTGGAAGACAAAGGACAGACTCCCCTAAATAATTATTTGACGATTGGCACGTCTAATTTGGACCACTTAAATGTTTTCCATTACTTCACGAATTGCCATGCGCAAATGCGTAGGTGGGACGTAAAGTTAGAAGTCAAATTGAAGGACGAATACACCAAGAATGGCCTTGTTGACAAGACAAAGATACCATCGAGTATATCCAAGTACGATCTGTGGACCTTTAAGCTGTTCGATTTTGAACCAGTCGGTAGGACCATCAGGCGAGTGGAGCTTGGTGAGTTCGACTCCATTCGCTCACTAGGAGTTCGCTTGCGTCAGATGTTCCGCTTACACGTGGAGCAACAGTTTGGAGTGATGAAAATCAGCAAAGATATGGACGATGCGGAGTTTTGCCAAGGGTGCACAGGCATGTATGAGAAAGGCCAAGAGTGTCCGTACTGTGCCGGAAGGGGCCGCGTTCTTTCCGGTGGCGAGATTAAAGAAGAGCACCCGTCGTGCATAGGTTGTGGGGTTACCACCCATGTTGGATCATATTGCAAGGATTGTGGACCCAAATTTCTTCCTTTCAATGTTCAAGGTGCATATCATTGCTCTGATTGTTCACTATCGTATCTGGATTGTGTGTGTGACGTTTCCAAGTTGGGAGGGCGCGCAGAAGGAGAGAAGCCGCCACAGGACACGAAGTGGTGGGACTATGTTCCTCTTGATTCCGACACAGCATGGGACCATGTTCGAGACTTTTCCATGTCAGCTTGGATTTCGATTCTGTATATTTGGTACGGTGTGTTGACAGCGTGTGTGCACGTGGGAGAACCCACCAGCAGATTTTGCCTTAAGGCGGTGTATTGGATGATCGTACGCGTTGATCGTTGCAAAACGTTCTTCGCAAAGCGTAGGATCCGTCAAAAAGAAGATGGCACTACCCACTTGAAGGAGTTGGGGTCACTAGTTCCGATTTTCTTTTTGAATGTTGCTGCTGGAATTTTGGATAACCTTGCATGGTTTATTGCAGAAGTGTCTCCTCCGGGGATTTCACACCAGCGTCGATTGCTGCGTATTCTAGTATGGATGCATCGATTGCGAAATTGGACTTTGTCTTGGTGCGCATATTGTTGTGTGAGGAAGGTGTCCACCCGCGTACAAGTTATGCGTCGGAAATACTGCGAAGTGGCGAATGTTATTGGCAAACTGATGCCTGCCGCAACGATAATCGTCGCCGGCTATGCCATTTACAAGCGATTCCGAGCCAAAGAAGAGCGCCCAGTTGCACAAGGAGGTGTGGTAGGCACGATGCCTGAGCCTGACAATGAACGTGAGGCTGTATGGTTCAATGGAGATCCTAGTTTGCATGCCACGTGTTTTCCTCACAAGGTGTTGACCTCAGGAAACATGTCCCGTGATACTTTTATGTCTATATTCAGCAAACACGTTTTCAACGGAGCGCTGGTGGATCCCAGTACAGGCAATGGGCGTAGGCTACGAGCTATTTGTGTGGGTGGTGATATGTTTGTAACGAATTACCACCATTTCACGAAAGCATCGGATTCTTTTAGCAAACTGTTGCTCTCGCAAGCCAACTCCAATGTGGGCATTTCTCCCGTTGTCACAGTTGAACGCACCGAACTGGTTATGCACGTGTATCAGAAGGAAGACATGGTGTTCTTTCGCGTGCGAGATTGTGCACCTCTGCCAGATATCATGGAGCATTTCCTCGTAGAACCTATTGGTCAGACCCACACGGATGGCTATTACGTCGACCGATCGGATTCTGGCGAAGTGTCTTTAAATAGACTTACCAATATTACGTATGCGAATACACCCTCTGAACTCCGTTGCGATCCTAGTTTCGAAAAAATGGAAGTATCAGACAGAATGATTTATGCAATGGCAACCACGGAGACTGAGGACGGCCATTGTGGCATGCCCATGGTGTTTAAAGCAGAGGGGGCTGGCTGGATTGTTGCTGGTTACCACTTCGCTGCTCACGGACGCAAGGTGTGCGCATGGCCCATTTTGCAGCATCACATCAAAAGTGCGTACAGGAATTTGGGTGCTTCCGTCAAGGGCTCTCGACCGTATTTGAAGAAGGGCGATGGAGAAGTCACTGTCCAGAATGGTATACATCCCAAGTCGCCTTTGCTGTTCATGGAACGCGGATCGGCCATGATGTTTGGTAGTCTGGATGTCCATAGAAGAACCATGAAATCGCGAGTGAAGAAGACGCTCATACACGATGATATTTTGTCACTGCCTTTCCCTCTCGCTTTTGAGTCTCAGCATGGCCCTCCGGTAATGCGTGGATGGGCCCCCAAGCGTCGAGCTTTGGAGGAAATATTAGAAGATAAACCGACTATCCCTCACGAGGTTTTGCGTGCTGCAGTAGATGGCTTTGTTGGTGATATTTTGCATGCTTTGCCAGAATCAGAGTTGGATCTTCTCGAAGTGTATTCTAATGATGTTGTGGTGAATGGTCATTCTGACGTCACGTATGTGGATGGGATCAAGCGGTCTACCTCCGCGGGATTCCCATTTTACCACACCAAGAAGAAGCTTTTGCATGATATAGGTTGTCTTCCTTTCGCTCCCAATGCCGTTGATTTCGACGTGGAAGTTTGGGATAGGGTTCAGGAGATGGAGGAGAAGTGTCTTCGGGGTGAGCGACCGGGTGGCGTTTTCACTGCACAACTGAAGGATGAGCCGGTATCTCTAAAGAAGATCTTGGCGAAGAAAACCCGTGTCTTTTCTGCTGCTCCTGTTGATTTGCTATTGTTGATGCGCAAGTACACTTTGTCATTTGTGCGCGTTTTGCAACGCAACAGGTACACTTTTGAAGCTGGCCCTGGCACGATTGTGCAATCCACCGAGTGGTCCGATTTGTATTCGTATTTGACTCACTTTGGCGAGGATAGGATAGTCGCGGGGGATTATGCCGCTTTTGACAAATCGATGATGCCCAATGTGCTTTTAGCGTCCATGGAAGTGGTGAAGCGTGTCTGTGCAGCAGGCAGGTTTTATGACAGAGATGGGTTGCGAGTTTTGGATGCCATCGGGGTAGATATTGCTTATCCGTACACAGACTTCTTTGGAGATTTAGTCATGCTGTGGGGGTCAAACCCTAGTGGACACCCTTTAACCGCAATCGTCAATGGTATCGTCAACTCCTTATATATGCGTTGCGTGTACATGATGTTGAACCCGGAGCGTGAAGTGCGATCGTTTCAGAGCAATGTGCGCTTGTTCACGTATGGAGATGATAATATCTTTGGGGTGTCAAAACATGCTTCATGGTTCAATCATACGTCGATTGCTGCGTGCTTCAAAACATTTGGTTTGGAGTACACCATGGCTGACAAGGAGGCTGAAAGTGTGCCCTTCATACATATTCTCGACGCTACTTTTTTGAAGCGCCGGTTCAGGTATAGTCCTGAGCTGGACTGTTGGGTGGCACCGCTGGAGTGGAAATCACTTGCGAAGACACTTTTGTGGCATGTACACAAACCTGGCAATTCTCGAGGTTATTTGGCCTTAGAATCTATCCGTAATGTCTTGCGTGAGTTGTTCTTTTATGGACGACCCACTTTTGAATCCTATCGTGAAATTTTTCTGCAACTAGAGAGCAAGCTGCATGAGTACGTCCCAGTAGGGCATGATGAGTGCTCCTTGGATTCATTTTTGCCCACTTGGGAGGAAGAA